ATACAGTCTCTCCGTTGTCTTACGATACAGACAGTCCAGAAACTACTTAGCACCTCGACGCTAGCTAGCTATGGACAATGCCCTCTCTTGGTTGGCGAAGCGCTATGGCAAAGCTTTTGACTTCCCCAGCCCCCCGCACAGCAGGTTCGCCCTGCTGGCACCCCTGAGTGGAGCTCCGGGCTCCACACCCAAGATTGTCGTCGGTAGTTCCGACGAGCACCAGGACAAGAAAACCACTGCGGCGCTTCGCGCGTCGTGGCAAAAGCGGGTTCACAAGCTCGCCATTGGTGATACCCCGGGCAAGGTCCCGCCTGCCCGTCCCCCCAGCCCCGTGCAGATCAACTTTTATCCTTCTGTCTTCTGCAACAACGGGAGTGCCGAAATGGCTCGGCATATGGGCTCGGACGGTGACGGCGCACAACGTGCTGAACCCCCACAGCTTTCGCGGCAGTGGGCGTCAAGGGATCTCCGTCCACCCTGTCCTCAAGAGATGCAACGCCTCCTCCCGTCTGATGACGAAGACGAGGTGGAACTCTCCACGCTCAACCCGTCCCGGGATAACCCGCCGAAATGCGGTGACCGGGCTGGGCCCAGCCACGAGCTCCTACCGGAGTACGAGAAACGTATCGCCGACATTCAGGCGTCGTTTCGTGCTGGTTCCGACAGACAATCCCCCGACCCTTCCGCGGCAAGCGACACAAGTGCTGACCGGTTGAGGGCCGATGCCAAGAAGAACGCCAGCTGTGACGGTGAGACAAGGCACTTTGACTTTTCTGATCTCATCGACCTGGCCAATAAAGGCTCGGCTTTCCCGGAATGGATCGTGAACCGCTCTCCGGCTACGGCCGTCGAGAGGGAAGCGGAGGCAGAGATCATACGCCAGGCAACTTTGGGAACAGATGTGCTCCGCGCGAGATTCCCGTTTGCCCGCCCAGAAGTGGCACTTAGGCAAGCATCCCTGCTCCCCGCACCCGTGGGTACCCGTACGTTCAACGAAATGGCCGAAATCGTCCGCGTTGAGGCAATGCGATACATTCGCGATGCTGACGTTATCGACGCGGTCAACGTGCGGGTTGGGCAATCACGTTCGTGGACGGACATCAAGTGCATCGACAGCTGCTTTCTCAGTCTCATCGAGTGCTGTGGGTGTTTTCCGACAATTCACGACGTCTTTAGTCCTACGGGGCGTTACTTCCGGCTTTTGCGCACCAAGTCCGCGCGCCGCCGGTTGTTGGCTGAGCGGTCCCTCTGGGGGGACGAGCTCATTCGCATGGCGACATCTTACTCGTCCGGTGCAGTCGACCTTCACACCCTGTGCAGCAGGGGCTTAGGCGATGGCAAGGATGCGACCGCGCCAATCCCAAGCGACACCAAGACACGCATGCAGTTAGCGGTGGAGAAATTCAAGACTCCCACCGTGGACGAGGCCACGCAGATCATGAGTAAGCGTGCGAACCACTCGCACCCTCTGTCTGCCGCCGTGCGATACTTGACCATCACCAGACTGCGCAAGTTTGCGAAAGAGTTGGGGTATTCCGTTTATGATCCCAGCGTCTCGAGCAACAAGCGCGACAGCGGGACTTTTGGACCTAGAGACCTACACAACCTCAAGGACCTGGGTCATCTGCCCCGCGCCTGCCCGAATGGGCACGAACCAGGCAACAAGATCTTGGTCAGTCTTATCGACCACCTGGGGAACGGCACCGATGATGCCGACACTCTTCGCCCGTACGCCCGGCACGACATGATGATCTGGGCCACCCGATACCCTGCCCTCGCCGGTACCACCGAAGAGGCTACGTACTACGCCACAGGCGTGCGCAGCTTCACCGAGGTCGTGGGAAAGAACGGTGGTAACCTCGCTGCCGAAATGCAGTGTCCCTGGCACTTTACCAAGACCGACATCGTGTACGTTGAGAATGAGGACAGGACAAGCTTCACAGTCTATCAAGTCCACATCTTCCCCCAGCCTGTAGTGCTCAAACAAGTCGTGTTCCTTTGCGCGTTGCAGA